ATTCAGATGATTCGTAGTCAGATGATAGAAGACTTTAAGAAAGGTAACGTAAGAAAGTCAATCTCTGATATTATTTTACTATCTGCAATCTATGGTAACGGTATTGGTGAGATTACTGTATATGAAAAGAAAGAACTAATACCAGCTATGCAACCAGTAGTAGAGATGGGTATTACAGCAGTAGGAGTACAAGAAAAAACAAGGTTTTGTGTTGGACTCAAACCAGTTACACCATACAACTTTTTGATAGACCCCTCTGCAAGTAATGTACAGGAGGCTCTAGGCTGTGCTATTGAAGAATTGGTATCTATCCACTCTGTAGTAGCAGCAATGGAGTCAGGAGTCTATGAGACAGTCTCAGACCTATCTCAGTATGCTATAGAGACTGATTTAGAACCGTCACAAGAAGTATCTGACTATCAAGAGAACAGAGTTAAGTTGTTAAGATACTATGGACTCATACCAAAGTATATGATAGAGAATCAAGATGATTCAGAAAAGTATGAAGAAGTATTCAACAAACAAGCAGATGAGTATGGTACTCAAGCAGCAGACTTTAGTGACCTTGTAGAAGGAATAGTAGTTATAGCTAATGAGCAGTATTTACTCAAAGCAGAAGAGTCACCATACATGATGAAAGATAGACCTATTGTTTCTTTTCAAAATGATAGTGTTCCTAATCGTTTCTGGGGTCGTGGTATTGCTGAGAAGGGCTACAATATGCAAAAGGCTATTGATGCTCAAGTGCGTTCACACCTTGACAGCGTAGCACTAGCTACAGTGCCTATGATGGCTATGGATGCTACCAGACTACCTAGAGGTGCTAGGTTTGAAGTAAAGCCTGGTAAGACTATCCTTACTAATGGTAATCCAGCAGAGATACTATATCCATTCAAGATAGGTTCAGTAGATGGCTCTAACATCAACACTGCTACTTCTTTTATGAATATGCTACTAATGGCTACAGGAACAATAGATAGTTCATCATTACAAGCAATGACTACTGCTGAAGGAGCAGGATTATCTGTAGCATTATCATCAATCATAAAGAAAAACAAGAGAACATTAATAAACTTTCAAGAGCAGTTCTTAATTCCATTCATAACTAAGTCTGCACATAGGTTTATGCAGTTTGAACCTGAGAAGTATCCTGCACAAGACTTTATTTTTATTCCTTCTAGTAATTTAGGTATCATAGCTAGAGAGCATGAGCAGATGCAGTTTATGAATTTACTGAAAACACTAGGTGCAGAATCACCAATTGTACCATTAGTTCTATCTGCAATCATAGAAAACTCTAGTTTAAACAACAGAGAACAGCTAATACAACAGCTACAGCAGATGATGCAACCTAATCCACAGGAAGCACAGTCACAACAAGCTGCTATACAGCTACAATTACAGAAAGCACAGCTAGAATTAGCAGATTTACAGGCTGATGTACAACTAAAACAGGCTAAAGCACAAGGTGAAGCGGTAGAAACACAGTTAAAACCAGTAGAAACACAAGCTAAGATAGCTGCTAGTGCTTCTAAGTACCTTGGAGACGCAGACGACCCTTCAAAAGAGTTTGAAAGACGTATAAAACTAGCAAATGTGGCTTTAAAAGAGAAAGATATAGACACAAAAGCTAGAATTGCAGAATTACAACTACAATCTTCAAGAAATACTTGACTTTTACAAAAAAGTGTGCTATAATCACGCAATAATAAAGCAAAAAACGTGCCAATGGATAAAAAAATATTAAATTACTATGATAACCGTTTTTCAATGATGTCTTCACCAGGTTGGAAAGACTTGATGGAAGATTTACAAAAAATGTATGATGAATACAACAGTGTTCAGAACTGTGAAACTAGTAAAGATTTTCATTTTGCTAAAGGACAGGTAGATATACTAAAGTATATGTTAGGGTTAAAAGATATGTCTGAAAAGGTGTATGAAGATTTATGTGCAGAAGAAGAAGCACACCCTAATGAAGACTTAATGTATGTGAACACATAATGACTAAAAGAATATTTGAGTTTCAATGTAAAAATAATTATGTATTTGAGAAATACATTGATGATTCAGTAAAAACAACTAACTGCCCATCTTGTAATGCTGAAGCTAAACGCATAATCAGCAAACCAAGAATAGACCTAGATGGTTGTTCAGGTGACTTCCCCACTGCATCAGATGCGTGGGTTAGACGTAGAGAGAGTCATATGAAGTATGAAAGAAAAGTGGGTATAGGTCAAGAGTATAGTAGTATGGGACAAGGTTAGACCCCCATTCAAAGTGTCTTTCCTAAAATGTCAACTGACACAGGAGAGTAATAGTGGCTGAATTTGTAGAAGAAATAGAAGATAAGAAAGAAGAACCACAGCAAGAAGAAGTAAAAGCTGAAGAAGTTAAAACAGAAGTAGAGATTCCTGAGAAGTATAAGGAGAAAACTCTTCAAGAAGTTATATCTATGCACCAACAAGCTGAGAAGTTAATAGGCAGACAAGGTACAGAGTTAGGAGAACTTCGTAGGGTTGCTAATTCTTATGTTCAAAGTCAACCACAAACAAAGCAAGCAGAACCAGAAGAATCTAATGATGATGATTTTTTTGCTAATCCTAAACAGGCTGTAGACAAGGCAATACAAAATCACCCTAAGATTAGACAAGCAGAACAGTTAACCCAAGAGATGCAGAGGTCTAAAGCTCTTTCGTCACTGAAAGAAAAACATCCAGACTTTACTGATGTAGTAAAAGATCAAGGGTTTCAGGACTGGGTAAATAATTCTAAAGTAAGAGCAGAGTTATTTATGAGGGCTGATCGTAGGTATGATTATGATGCTGCTGACGAGCTTATTTCTACATGGAAAGAAAAGAGACAGGTAGGTAGTAAAACTGTAGAGATGGAGAAACAAGCTAGGTCACAAGACATCAAAAGTGCTACTACAACTGTAGCAAGCGGTAGCGGAGAAGCACCATCAAAGAAAATCTTTAGACGTTCTGATATACGAAATCTTATTAACAGTGATCCTGACAAGTACGAATCTATGTTGCCAGAAATTGTAAGAGCGCACAGAGAAGGAAGAGTCAGAGGATGATATTTTAGAAAAGGAATTTTAAAATGGGTTTAGGTACTAATCATGTAGTACAATCAGAAGTCAATACCGCAGGTTTTATACCTGAGATTTGGTCGGATGAAATTATCGCTGGTTACAAGAAGAATCTTGTAGCTGCTAACTTAATTAAAACAATGAACATGAAGGGTAAGAAAGGTGATGTAGTTCACTTTCCTGCTCCTGCTCGTGGTTCAGCTTCAACTAAGGCTGCTGAAACAGAAGTTACTCTTATTCAAGAGTCTGGTTCAGAAAAGACTGTAACAATTAACCAACACTATGAGTATAGTCGTTTGATTGAAGACTTTGCTGAAGTACAAGCATTAAGTTCACTAAGACGTTTCTACACAGATGATGCTGGTTATGCGTTAGCTACTAGAGTAGATACAGATGTATTATCTTTAGGTAGACAGGCTCAGTCAGGAGGAGGTTCTGCTGCTTATGACAAAGGCTTCTTAGGAGCAGATGGTTCTACATTCTATGTAGCTGGTAGTAACAATGAAAGTGCTATTAGTGATGCAGGGTTTAGAAGAGCCATACAGCGTCTTGATGACCAAGATGTTCCTATGGATAATCGTAACTTTGTTATCCCGCCTGTGGCTAGAAACGTAATGATGGGTCTATCACGATTCACAGAGCAAGCATTTACAGGTGAAGCTGGTAATGCTAACACTATTAGAAATGGTCAGATTGGTGACATATATGGTATCAAAGTATATGTATCTACCAATGTAGACACAACTAGTGGTTCTGGCGGTGCTAGAGTATGTTTATTATTCCATCCTGAGTTTGGAGTATTAGTTGAGCAACTTGGTGTTCGTGTTCAAACACAATACAAGCAAGAGCATTTAGGTACACTCTTAACTGCTGATACCTTATATGGTACTGGTGAGCTAAGAGATAAATCTGCTGTTGCACTTGTTGTCCCAGCTTAATTTTAACAACAGGGTTGGCTCTAGTAGTCAACCCTTTTCTTTATAAGGATGAATAATGGCTACAGTAAAAAGAGGAGAACTCAGACAGTTTCAGGGAGCTTTTTCTGATACATGGGCAATCAAAGATACATTTAATTTTGGTTCTATAGCAGATGGCAATGAAGAAGTTACTGGCGTAACTGTATCAGGTGTTGCATTAGGTGATATGGTATTAGGAGTAGCTTCTAGTGTAGATGTTGCAGACTTAGATTTAACAGCTAATGTTACTGCTGCAAATCAAGTTACATTTCAACTAAATAACAATACAGGTGGTGCAATAGATTTAGCTACTGCTGAATATACAGCCCTTGTTGGAAGACCAAACTGGTAAACATTATAGCCCTCTTCGGAGGGTTTTTTATGTTAAGGAATAATTATGGCTTTTTTTAGAGGTACAGGCGGTGCAGGTACTGCTACATTTGAGCAACTACCTTTAGCTATCAGTGAGGGCGGTACAAGTGCGACTACTGTAGCTTCTGCTAGAGCATCACTCTTACCTGATTTTTCTGGTAATGCTACTTTTGTACTTGCAGTAAACTCAGGTGCAACTGATGTAGAATTTGTCCCAGCACAATCTACAATTAGTTATTCTGATGCTACAGCAAACTTTACAGGAATATTACAAGAAAGTGGTAGCAATGTACTAACAAGTGCTGATATTGGTGTATCAGTAGCTTCTGCTGGTGTTACAGGAGGAGGTGTTAGTTATTCTGATGCTACTGCAAACTTTACTGGTGTGTTACAACACAGTGCTAGTAATGTACTAACACAATCAATGATAGGTGTATCAGTTCAAGGTTATGATGCTGATACAGCTTTTTTAGATGCTGCTACGGCAAACTTTACAGGAGTGCTGCAAGATGGAGGAAGCACAGTTCTAACAGAATCAAGTACAATTGAAGGGGGTACTTACTCATGACAACCATTTTAACTAAAAAGAAAGACTCATCAGGAGTACCAGCTACCGCTGATATCACTAGTGCTGTTGGAGGAGCAGAGTTAGCAGTTAATACTGCTGACAAAAGATTGTATACAAAGAATAGTAGTAACGATATTGTAGAAGTAGGTACAAACCCAGCATCATTAAACTTAAATGCAGATTTAACAAACACATCAGGTAACTTAGTAGTAGATCCTGCTACTAAAATATTTGAAATAAAAGGCGGTGGTTCTACTGACGGAACAGTTCAACTTAATTGTAGAAGTAACTCACATGGTCAAAAAATAATGTCTCAGCCTCATAGTGAGGGAGTTACTAATGAAATGTTGATGCCTAAAGGAGCTAATTCTACACTAGTATCTGAGGTAGGTACAGCTACGCTAACAAACAAAACTTTTGATGTTGTTAATGATGCAGATGGTAATTTAAGAGATATACCTGTAAGTCAAAACATATCAGGTAATTATACATTAGCCATAGGAGATGCAGGTAATCAAATAAATGTTAATGCTTCTAATGCAATTATAACTGTACCTACAGGAGTATTTGCAGTAGGTGATATTGTATCAGTTATATCAGTAAATGGATGTACAGCATCATTAGCTTGTACTGCTGTTAATGCAGTCAAGGCAGGAGATTTAGCAGCAACTGCTTTGCATACCTTAGATGCAAATGGAGTTGCTAGTATCATGTTTAGTTATTCAGCAGACTTAGCTGTACTTACTGGGAATATTTCATAATGACTGGAATACATCAATTATTATTTTCTAATTTTTCTGTTGCCTCTGTAGGTGGAGTTGTAGTTATTGAAAGTTTTTTAGGTAATACTGTTTGGACTTGCCCTACTGGCGTTACAAGTGTTGATTATCTTGTAGTTGCAGGAGGTGTTGGAGGCGGTACTGGAGTAAATCAAAATGGTGGTGGAGCAGGTGCTGGAGGATTTAGAACAGGCACTTCATTAGCTGTTACCGCAGGAACAGAATATACAATTACTGTAGGTGCAGGTGCTACTGCTTTAGATGTTACTAGTAATACTTCAGGTTTTGATGGTAATGATTCAGTATTTTCTACCATAACCTCAACAGCAGGTGGAGGCGGTGGTGCTGGTGGTGGAAACGGTCGTAACGGAGGCTCTGGAGGTGGTGGAGGCGGTAACGGCTCTAATGGCTCTGGTAACACCCCTAATCTTTCATCGGATGGTGGTAATGGAGCGCCTGCTGTTGCTTTTCAAGGTAAAAACGGAGGGTCTTCTGCTGTTACAAATGCCGCAGGTGGAGGCGGTGGTGCTAGTGCTGTAGGAGGAGATGCTACATCATCTCCTTTTGCCGCAGGAAGTGGAGGTAACGGTCAAGCATCTACCATAACTGGTGCATCTGTAACATACGCAGGTGGTGGTGGTGGTGCAGGAGATAACATTAATGCATCTGGTGGCTCTGGTGGCGGAGGCAGTGGAACACAAGGTAGTAATGGTACAGGGGGTTCGGCAGGCACAGCTAACACTGGTGGAGGCGGTGGTGGAGGTGGCGGTGGTAGTGGAACTTTTAAGGATGGAAAAGCAGGTGGTTCAGGAATTGTAGTTATCAAATACACAGTACCTACAAGTTCACCACTAATATTTAGAGGCACAACAAAATGGAAATGCCCCGTTGGAGTATCTTCTGTAGATTACTTAGTAGTTGCAGGAGGTGGTTCAGGGGGAGGAACACCATCTAACGGTGGCGGTGGTGGAGGTGGTGCTGGAGGTTTTAGAACTGGTACATCTTTATCAGTTACTTCTGGTACAGAATACACAATTACAGTAGGTGGAGGCGGTACAGGAACTGGTGGTGGTTCTTATGGTGGTGATGGAAATAACTCTGTGTTTTCAACAATTACTTCTACTGGAGGTGGTGCAGGAGGTTATGGAATTGGAGGAACCGCAGGAGCAAATGGGAAAAACGGAGGGTCTGGTGGAGGGGCATCTAACGGAAGAGTAGGTGGTAGTGGAAATACGCCTTCAACTACTCCATCTCAAGGCAATGATGGAGGAGATGCTAATAGTGGGCAAAATGGTGGAGGCGGTGGAGGTGGTTCTACTAGTGCGGGTTCTGATGCTTCAGGTACAAATTCAGGTGGAAACGGAGGTAACGGAACAGCATCTTCAATAACTGGTTCATCTGTTGTTTATTCAGCAGGTGGAGGGGGCGGTGCGTTTGGAGCTGATTCAGCAGGAACAGGTGGAAGTTCCTCTGTGGGCGGAGATGGTTCTGTAACTGGAAATGGTAGTAATGGAACGTCCTTTACTGGTTCTGGTGGAGGTGGTGCTGGAAAAGGCGGATCAGGAACAAATGGTGGAAATGGAGCTGATGGAATTGTTGTAATAACTATGAACGCATAGGAGTATAAATGGAAATAAAACCAAAAGATAAAATTTATAGACTTACTGGAATTGATAGTGCTATGGAGTTACTAAGACCTGGTGCTAAGTGGGAAATAAGTAATTCTACATTTACTAGATGGGAAGACGATAGACCATGCCCTTCTATGCAAGAAGTTAAAGATGCACAACGTAAAGCACAAGAGTTTGAAGATTCTATAAATACTATTTGGACAAAAGACCAAGAAAATAAAATACTAGAAATGCAAGGAAAGATTGCTGGTGCATTAAATTGATTATTGAATTACACATAGGAGCATAAAAGATGGCACACTTTGCAGAGTTAAATAGTGCAAACGAGGTATTAAGAGTTACTGTAGTAGAAAACAAAGATACTGCTGATGTTAACGGTGTT